AAAGGTCTCCTGCACCGCCGGCGAGACTAAGGTCGCACTCTCGGATGTCACTGCGACGACCGGCACCTTTAAAAAGGGCGACGGCTTTATCCTCGACGGCTATCTTTACAGATTTGCCGCCGATGCAACTGCCGCAAGCGGCGCGGTCGCCGAGGTCGCGATAGATCAGCCTATCCACCGCACTATTGCCTCGGACGCGGCGGTCAAGGTGTATCTCGTCAAAACGACCCACTCCCTCGCATTCCACCGCAACGGCCTTGCACTCGTCACTCGTCAGCTTGAGCTGCCTATGGGCGCGAATAATGCGGCTATTGCCTCGAGCAGGAACGGTCTTGCTATCAGAGTCGTATATGACTACGACATCAAGCACAAGACCGACCGCGTCAGCTTCGATATCCTGTACGGCGTCAAGACCCTTGACAGCGACATGACTGCAAGGCTGGTGGGCTGATATGACAGAGCAGAACAAGGCCGACCTCATAGCCCGGATGCGCGTGATGTTGGGTAAGGAAATGTCGCTGCCGGCTGCCCGGTATCTGCTGGACAGCGTCGAGTCAAAGGTGTTGCGATATACCAAGCGGCGTGAGCTTGTCCCCGGTCTTGATCTGCTTGTGGCAGAGATAGCCGCGCAGCGTTACCGCACGCAGCAGCCGGGCTCTACCGATGCGGCGAAGACCGTTGCAAGCATAACGGACGGCGACCAGAGCGTGAGCTTTAAGCACAGCGACTCAGACCTCGCCACAACGGCGGAACTGAGCGACAGCGAAAAGGTGATGCTCAACGAGTGGAGGAGGCTTTTCTGGTGAAGATCCCCGACGCCTTCAGACGCGCACAGCGCGCCGTATTTCAAGACAAAGCAGTCGAGCATTATAAAGCCGTCAAACAGACGGGAACGCTCGGCAGCGAAACAGTGAAGCCCGCAGAAACACCTGCGGGCTCTTTTACTGTCAACATCCGACTCGTTACCGACGCTATGCAGGCGCAGGAATGGGGGCTGCAGTGCAACAAAGACGCCACCTTTTCAACATCCGATACGCTCGCTGTCGAGAAGGGCGACTATGTGAAATACGGTGGCGCTTATTACCGAATCACCGAGATCCAGCCGCACGACAGCCACACGCTGTATCTTTGCAAGGCGGTGAGCCATGAGCATTGAGGTTAAGGGCCTCGGCGAGCTGGCAAAAAAGCTCGCAAAGCTCGGCGGCGCTGATACCGCCATATCAAACGGTACGCGCGAAGCGGCGCGAATAGTCAACAACAGCGCAAAAGAGTTGTGTCCAGTAGATAACGGCAACTTGCGCGCGTCGCTGCATACCGACTACAAGCGCGAGGGCAGCAAGCATATCGGCAGCGTATTGACCAATGTTGAATACGCCGCCTATGTGGAATTCGGCACGGGTCCTAAAGGTAACGGCACATATCCTTATGAGCTCCCGGGCGGGATCCATTACAAGGCGGACAAGTGGCGCGGCAAAATCCCTGCTGTCGGCTGGCGAATGATAAGCGGACAAAAGGCGCAGCCGTATCTCTATCCTGCGCTTATAAACAATCGCGAAGCAATACTCGAGTGCTATAAGCGCGCGATACAACAGGAAATAAATCGTAAAGGCGGTCAGAAAAATGGTTGATATCGAACAGGTGACTTATGATGTGCTTTCACTCGCTGTACCGGGCGTGAAATGGTCTGCGGAATATCCGCAGAGTTTTGAACGGCACGGTTTGATAAAGCAGATGGATAACTCCGTTAAAATGCCATCCTCTTCGCGTCCGGACCATTTTTCCCGGATCGCCGTGCAGATCCAGGTGTGGATGGCGACGCCGGAGGGCAGAAACGAGGTCGAGAGACAAGTTGACGATGCAATGCTCCGCCTCGGTCTGCTTCGCGGCAGTCCTAACCACCTTGAGGACGAACAGGAGGACGGTACGGTGTTATACCGCACCGTCCTGCTTTATAACGGAGTCTACGACAACAACACGAAGCGGTTTTACCGCAGTTAATAAGGAGGTAAGTACAAATGGAAGATTATCAGACTTCTATAGGCGTGATTCTGAAAATGGGCGCGAGCGCAGAAGCGGCAGCTGAAGTTCCCGGTCTGCTTGATTTTCCCGATATGCTCGGCGAATCGGACAAAATCGACGTGACCACGATGAAGGACACGCAGAGAAAGTATAAGCCCGGGCTTTCCGACCCCGGGGATATGGCGTTTACTTTCGGCTATGAGGGGATGAAGACCGGCACGAACTGGGCGACCCTCAAGGGAGCTAAGGATGCAGACAAGATCTTTATTCTGCTGTTCCCGGACGGTTCCGGTTTCACATGGACAGGCAGAGTATCACTTTCGATGCCCGGAAAGGGCGTCGCAGAGGCGCTGACCTTTACTGCAAAAATCACTCCATCGTCGGATATAGAGGAATATACCTCGTCCGGCGGCTAAAGAACACATCGGCGGGGGAAACTCCGCCGAAAATTTAAAATAAGGAGACAACAACTATGCTTACTGCGTGTAATGCACCTTTTTATAGATTGACCGCCGGCGAGAAGGAGTACAAGCTCAAGCTCACGACGGCGACAAAAATCGAAGTGGAAGACCGTATAGGCTGCAGCCTGCTTGAAGCTCTTGACAAGCTGGCATACACCAAGGTCTTTGCAGTGACCCTCTGGGGCGCGCTGCAGAAATACCAGGCGAATATGACGCTCCCCAAGACATATGAGCTCATCGATGCGCTTGAAGCCGAGGGCTTTACCCTCGAGGACAGAGCGGACACATTCCTCGGCATTATGAAGGTGTCCGGTTTTTTTACACCGGAACAGATAGCGGACATGGAGCGGGAGGACGAGGAGCAGGAGATAGAGTAATCTTCTCCTCGGCGACCGAATGGGTCGCGGATCTCAAACCTCGCGCTTTTGCGGTCGGGATAACCCCGGACGAATTCTGGAACATGTCGGCCGGAGAGGTTGAGGACCTTATATCCACAAGGCAAAAGGCGGAAAATGAGCGGCGTAAATGGCAGTTACAGCTGATATGGAATCTCGGGCGGCTTAATTCTTTCGCGTTTAACGACCCGAAAAAATATCCTACGCTTGAAAAGGCGTTCCCGTCAGCTTTCGGCATGCAGCAAACCGGGTGGATGGTAATCAAAGCTCGGATGTCCGCTTATGCCAAATCAAAAAACGCCGCAAGGCACAGGGCAGGTGAGAAAAAATGACAGTTGAAGAACTGCAAGTGCTGATTACAGCAAACACCAAGGACTTTAACGCCAAGATTGATAAGGCGAACAAGAGGCTGGGGTCGCTTGAACAGCAGGCAACGCGCACGGGAGCGGGTGTCGGAAAGCTTTTTACAGGCTTAAAAACGGCCGCTGCCGTTGCGGCTATACAAAAAGTAGTGAGCGAAGTCAAGAAGCTGACGGACGCATACGCGGAAAACGAAGCCGCGCAGATGGGCTTGTCGAGCATATTAACTGCGCAGGGAAAAGACCTGAACGCCGCGAAAGCGTGGCTCAAATCGTACACTAAAGACGGCCTTATCCCGATGATGGACGCTTACACCGCGTATAAGAGACTCGCGGCGGCAGGGTATTCCGACGAGCAGACACAGTCCATACTGACTAACCTGAAAGACTCGGCAGCGTTTAACCGTCAGGGCAGTATGACGATGGGCGAAGCCATCAAGAGCGCGGCCGAAGGTATCAAAAACGAAAACAGCATTCTTGTCGACAACGCCGGCGTTACAAAAAACCTGTCCGTTATATGGGATGAATATGCGGCATCGATAGGCAAGACTGCAGCAACGCTGACCGACGCAGAAAAGCGCATAGCCACGACACAGGGCATCATGCGGGAGACGGCATTCCAGACCGGAGATGCCGCGAAATATGCGAACACCCTCGCAGGAGCGCAGGCCGCTTTGAAAGCTCAGACAAAAATGTTGTCGAGCGCGCTCGGGTCAATGTTTGCGCCGGCTTTGCAGCAGTGTATTCCGCAGGTCACGGCGTTGCTTGAAAGATTGACTGCCCTCGCCGAAAAAGCCGGGCAAGTTATGGCTATATTGTTCGGCACGTCGAGTGCAACGAGTCAGACATCATCAAACACATCTAAACTTGCCAACAGCACACAGCAAGTGTCCACAAACCTCGGCAGCGCGGCGAAAAAGGCAAAGGATTATAAGAACGCTTTGCTCGGCATCGATGAAATCAATCGTCTCGGAACGCCGGATACCGGATCTGATAGCGGCAGCGGAGGCGGAAGCAGCACAACGGTATCGAGCGGGGGGAACAATTTTAAGAGCCCATTTTCCAACGCTGACAGTGTTATTGACCCGAAGCTTGCAGAACGCGCAGAGAAGCTGAAGCAGAAGCTTGAAAAAGTGAAATCCACAGTCTCTGCGCTTGAGCCGGTGATAAAAGGAGCTGCAGCCGGCGCGGCCGCCGCTTTCGGCGTAAAGGTTCTGAGTAAGTGGTACTCCGGCGCAAAAGGTGTGTGGAATAGCTTTAAGGGGCTGAGAGTTGTCTCTACTTTTGCTGAAAGCTTTTCGTGGATAAAGGAGACCGGAGGAAGCACAGCACAGGCGTTAGGTTATGGATGGAAGAAAGCTGCGGGTGCTGCCAAAGACAGTTTGAAGCAGTTCCGAGCGGGTTTGTCGGCAACTCAAAAAGCGATGATAGGCGCGGCAGGATTCGCGGCATCGCTGGCGATGGCAAAATCTGCTTTTAAGGCATTCGGCGCGGGCGCAGAAGACGCCAAAGCCAAACTGGCGGTTATGGCAGTAGGACTTACTGCCGTTGCAGTGGCTATGTATGCGGCGTTGGGTCCGGCCGGACTGGTCGTCGCGGCAATTGGTGCAATCACGGGAGCTATCATAGGTTTTGAACAGGGCGCAGATGAGCTTGCAGAAAAGACCTACCAATCCTCCGACGCCTATAAGGTGTTGTCAGAAAACATCGCATCCTCTGAGGCAATCATCCAAAGAACAAAGGAAAATATGGATGGTCTTAATCAGAAGATAGAGGGATTGAACACCGTCAGTGCGGAGTACGGTGCAGTTAAAATGCTCACCGACGAGATATATCAGCTGAGCGAAAAGTCAAATAAGTCCGCCTATGAAATGGACTTGATGCGCGTCAAGGTCGACACTCTGAATGCTATGAATATCGACGGATTGCATTTGAGTATCGACGAGACCAAAGGCGTAGTTGTGGAGACTAAGGACTCAATTTACGGGGTCATAGAGGCTTTGAAGAAACAGGCCGAAATGGCTGCAATACAAGACATTCTGACTGAGTCATACAAAGCCTTTTATCAAGCAACAATTGACAACAAGACGGCGACTGACAATTACAAGGTTGCGTCAGATAGGCTTGCCGAGGCACAAAATAAGCTAAACGAAAAGGCGGCAGAACTTGACAAGAAAAATCAGGGCGTATCAGGTGGCTTTCGTGATGTCGCGAACTGGATATCGCAAAAGCTTAGTCCGGAATATCGAACTCTTAAAAAAGAAGTCGAACATGCCGAAGACGCTTTGGAACAGTCACGCAAGGCTATTAAGAACACGTCTGCTGCAATGGATGACGCAAGCAAAAAGACGAAGTATTATTCGGATCAGCTCGTCAAGCTTAAAAATAACATCAACAATATAAACGGTGTAAGCTGCGATGTGACAGTAAAAACCCGATCTACCGGGGCACAGCAGTATGCATCCGGCGGATATCCTGATACCGGACAACTCTTTATTGCTCGAGAGAGCGGCCCCGAGATGGTTGGACAAATCGGAGGCAGGACGGCAGTTGCCAACAACAGCCAAATTGTGGACGGTGTTTCTTCGGGTGTTGAGCGCGGTGTTGAAAGAGCTATGGAACGAAGCAATGGCGGAACCGTAACGATTGTCGTTATGAACGAGCGCGGTGATATTGTAAACGAGCTTAGAAATGTCAACATGCGTGCCGGTAAAGTAATCATTCCGATAAACGAATAAAAGCCCTCTCAATCGAGAGGGCTTTTCCTTTGTAATATTGCGTCAGTCCACTTTTTCACCAAGTGCTCTGGAAATCTGCAAATATTGTCCGTCTTGGACAGTGATATATGCATTGTTGCTGAAGTTATCGTTAGCAACGATATTATCGCCGTAATTGTACGAACTCGACAGCACGGCGTAATAACCGTCGTTTCCCGCCTCAGTGGCAACGAGCTTGTACTCTCCGGCGGGAATATCCTTTCCAATCTTATAAACCCCTTCGAGCACGGCGGAACTGTTGAAGTGCATGTCCGGAGCTTTTTCCGAGGGACACATTTCTGCCCGTGTAATTTCTATGTATTCGCCGTCCTTGACAGTGGCATAAACCCAAGTGTCAAAGTTTTCGTTAAAAATAATCGAATCTCCGGAACTGTCGGACGACACACAGAAATATCCTGAATAATCTTTTTCTGTGGCGATTATCCAGTATTCTCCGGCGGGAATGTCTTTTCCAACCTTGTACATTCCCTCGCCGTAATGGTCATTCGGCAAATCTACTTTGCTGATATTATCTGGAGTAGTGGGGGAGTTGGTGGTTGTAGAATTGCCGCATCCACAGAGCCCAATCAGCATAATACCTGCGATAAGTAAAGCAATAAATTTTTTCATCAGAATTTCTCCCTTTTCTTTTTAATCTATCATATTTCATTTTTTATGTCAAGAAAGAAGGTGAACAGCAGTGGCAACCGCTTTTAATCCCGGTGACAATCCGATAGCTACCGTGGACGGCGTAACTATGCCGGTATATCCTGACTCGGAGGACGGATATAAATGGGAGCTTGAGGACGCTTCTGCCAGCGACGCAGGGCGTACCGAAGATGTCGTCATGCACAAAAAACGCATAGGGCAGACCGACGCGGTAACGCTTAAGTTTTCCGGGCTGTCCATAGCGAACGCGAGCAAGATCCTGAAAATGTTCAACCCGGAGTATATAACGGTCAAGTACTTAAATATGCTCGAGGGCGGATATGTAACAAAAGAGTTTTATGTCGGCAACAGAAGTGCGCCGCTGTACAACAGCAGTCTGAATGTTGTTGACAATGTGACCTTTAAAATCGTGGCGCGAAAGGGGTGATGTCATGTATCCAATAACTTCTGCCGGGCTTGCGGCTCTGCGAGAGGATGTAGTGCAGTCCGTCAATATCCTCTGTACGCCTACCAAGGGCACGGCATTTAATATCACCGACAAGGACATCATCGGCGCGGTAACGGTGGACTGGTCGAGTGTCACGGGCAGTAAGCTTGATTTGGGCTCGGCGTGTATGTCAGAGCTGAGTTTTACTCTTGAGAATACCAACGGTGCGTTTGACGACAAGGTGTTCGAGGGCGCACAACTGTATGTCACTACAAGCTTTTCAACGGGCTCGACAACGGAGACCGTGCCTATCGGCTATTACACGGTGGACAGCCCTCCGCGCAAGCTCCGGAGCATCAAAATAACGGCTTATGACCGCATGGCGAAGTTCAATCGCGCCTACGATAGCGAGCTTGCCTATCCTGCAACGCTGTATCAGATAGTCGCCGATGCCTGCACAAAGTGCGGGGTGTCGCAGAAGCTTCCGACAAACACTTTGCATCGGGGTGTATCGATACCAAAACGCCCGGAGGCGGACAACCTGACCTATCGTCAGGTGCTTGTCTGGGCTGCGGAGCTTATGGGCGTGAGCTTGTATATTGACTATGACGGCAAGCTGACAGGCGGGTGGTATGCGACAAACGCCAAACACGCGGTTATAAAAGCTTCAGATCGTTTTACTTCCGGCAATACCAATTTTGCCGAAAATAACATCGTGTTTTCCGGTGTACGCATCGTCGGAAACGACGAGAACAAGACTGAATACCTCGCAGGCACAAAGGACTATGCCTTTAACATTGAGGGCAATCTTCTTGCGCAGAGTGATATGAATCTCAGCACACTGGCAACGGAGCTTAAAACCGCACGGTGCAGTCTTACATACACTCCGATGTCCTGCACTACGCACTCGTTTCCGCACCTTAGACCGCTTGATATTATGAAGTTTGAGACGGCGCAGGGGACGAAAAAGGTCGTGCTGACAAATGTCAAGTGGCAGTCACAAAACCGCTGTACTAAGCTCGAGGGCAAGGGCGAAACGGCAACGCAGTCGGGATATGCCACAATGGGCGCGTTTACACCGAAGCAGCAGGCGATACTCGAGCAGACCCGCGCTCAGCAGGCGGCGCAAATCAACGACTACGAACAGGCGACACTCGCGCTGAACGAGACCATCGCAAATAGCATGGGCTTATATGTCACGCGTAAAGCGGACAGCAACGGCGCGGTTATAACCTATTACCATGACAAGCCTACGCTTGAGGGGAGCAACACCATCTACTGCCGCAATGCCGGCGGTTATGCCTGGACTAATAACGGCTGGAACAACGGATCCC